TGCTGGAGAGGTTCTCGTCCACAACTGCATCATCATTGATGACCCAGTAGCGGGGCGCGAAGACGCGGAGAGTGAGACGCTTCGCCGCAAGACCCGCGAGGCGTATGAGGATGATCTGAAGACCCGGCTTATCCCTGGCGGGTCCACAATCATGATTCTTACACGCTGGCATGAGTCGGACCTTGCTGGCCACATACTCCCCGAAAACTGGAACGGCGAAAGCGGCGACATACTTTGCCGGGATGGACAGACGTGGCATGTGCTCTGCATCCCTGCCATCGCCGAGCGCGAGGATGATCCGCTGGGAAGGCCGATTGGTGGTCGCTTGTGGCCTGAATGGTTCACAGAGGCCCACTTTGACCAGTTCCGTGCCAACCCTCGCACTTGGATGGCCCTATTCCAGCAGCGACCACGCCCGGCCGAAGGCGCAGAGTTCAAGATTTCCTGGCTCCAACGCTACGGCAAAGCGCCGCGCACTCTCAACAAGATCATCACGGTTGACCCTTCGAGCGGAAAGCGCAAGGACCGTGGCGACTACACATCCATGTGGGTCATCGGCTTGGCGCCTGACGGTAATCGATACATCCTAGACTGCGTGCGCGACCGCCTGAATCTAACCGAGCGCACCGAAGCCCTGTTCAAGCTGCACCGCAAGTGGAAGCCCCTGCAAGTGCGCTATGAGCAATATGGCCTGCAAGCGGACATCGAGTCCATCAAGGCAGAGCAGGAGCGTCAGCAATACCGCTTTCAGATTCAAGAGGTTGGCGGCGCTTTGAAGAAAGAGGATCGCATTCGGCGTTTGATCCCGCTTTACCAGTACGGACAGATTTATCATCCGACCAGCCTCATGTATCGCAACACGGCCGGCGAAGACATTGATCTTCAGGCTGAGTACGAGAAAGAGTTTGCTGCGTTCCCCGTGGCTCGTCACGACGACATGATGGATTCGCTGGCCCGTATGGAAGAGCCTTCGTTGTCGCTTCCATTCCCGACAGAAAGCTATGAGCCCGATGAGTACGTGTCTGCTTACCAGCCGCATGACTCAATGATGGGCCTTTGAGGAACACACATGGACATCGAAACCGTCAACGCAGCAGCAGACGCAGGCATGGGCGTTGACCTGGACGACGAAGCAACGGCAATTGAAGCTGAGGAGGCTCTTGTTGCAAGACTGGACGCGCTTGCGGAGCAACTGCAAGCCAAGCTCAAAGAGTCCGTGCAGTGGCGCACCGAAACCGGCATCGAGCAGGAATGGCAGGACGCAGAAGACGCGTATCAGGGCGAGGATGACCTGAACAAGGTGCTCAAGCCTGCGACGCTCAATGGTCCATTCACGACTGCTGGGCAGAACAGGCCCGGTTCGGCGCCGCGATCCAAGGTGTTCCTTAACATCACCGGCCCTTACGTCGATGGCGCTGCTGCCCGGATCGCGGACATGATCCTGCCAAACGACGATACGGCATGGGAAATCAAGCCGACTCCGGTGCAGGACGGACCGCAATCCACCAGCACGCCCGGTCAAGACTTGAACACTGGTGCGCCTCAGGGTGGAAGTGGCTTCTTGGCACCTGCTGCAAATAACATGGCAGCGGCTGCCACCTTAAGCGGAAATCCAGAAAACTCCAATGGAATCAACGGCTTGCAAGAAGGTAGCACTGACTCTACCTTGTCTGCACCCAATTCTACCCCTGCTGCTGGACAGCCCTCGGACGTGGATGCGCGGGCCAAGACTGCGGCAGAACTGGCGACCACGCAGATAGAAGACTGGCTCGTTGAATGCCAGTACCACGCAGAGATGCGCAAGGTGATCGAGGATTCGGCACGGCTGGGCACTGGTGTCTTGAAGGGTCCGTTCCCAGTGGCTCGCAAGGCCAAGCGCGTGCTGCGTGGCCCGCAAGGCGTGCAGGTCGAACGCTACACCAAGATCGCGCCGGCATCGCGCCGCATCAGCCCGTGGGACATCTTCCCTGCGCCCGGCTGCGGTGAGTCCATCCAGAACGGTCCTTACGTCTGGGAGCGCGACAACATCTCGGCTCGTGGTCTGCGTGACCTGAAGAACGAAGATGAACTCGGCTACTTGCCCACGCAGATTCAGCGCGTGCTGGACCAAGAGCCCGACACCACGGACAACGTGCCTGCTGCGCGCGGCGACCGTCACACCATCACCAGCAAGTCAGCGTACGAGATTTGGTACTACTACGGCATGCTGGAGCGCGATGACCTGATGGCGGCTGGCCTGGAGGAAGGCGAACTGCCGACCGGCGCCGTGCAGGTTCCGGCCATCGTGGTGATGATCGACGGCATTGTCATCAAGGCAATGCTGAACCCGCTGGACGATGGCTCATTCCCGTTCGATTTGCTGCCGTGGAAGCGCAGGACCGGCCTGCCTTACGGGCGTGGCGTGGGCTGGCAGATGCTGACGCCTCAGCGCATGCTCAACGCTGCGGCGCGGACGATGATGGAGAACCTCGGGCTTGGCGCTGGCCCACAGATGGTGATGAACCGTGGCGTGGTTGAGCCGGCCGATGGTATTTGGCAAATCACGCCTCGCAAGTTGTGGTTTATCAAGGCTCGTCCAGATCAGCCGGGTGAGAACTTAAAGGCGCAGGACGTATTCAGCGCTTTCAACGTGCCCTCGCTCACGCAAGAGTTCATGAACGTCATCCAGTTCAGCCAGAAGCTGGCCGAGGACGTGACGGGCCTGCCGCAGTTGATGCAAGGCAACCAAGGTGCAGCACCTGACACCGTGGGCGGCATGCAGATACTCAACAACAACGCATCGACTGTGCTGCGCCGCATTGCCCGCTCAGTGGATGACAACGTGACCGAGCCTCACATTCGCCGGTACTACGAGTACCTGATGGAGTACGGCGAGAACGATGCAGCAAAGGACGACTTCCAGATTGATGCACGCGGCAGCACTGCGCTGGTTGAGCGCGAATTGCAGAATCAGGCAATCGTTGCCATGGGTCCGATGGTTATGAACCCGGCTTTTGGCGTGAACCCGCCGAAGTGGTTCGCAGAAATGTGCAAGGCCCAGAAGCTGGACCCGAGCAAATTCATGCTCACGCCCGAGGAAATCCAGCAACGCGCAAGCCAGCCGCCACCGGAAGATCCGCGCATCACTGCCGCCAAGATCAACGCGGAGGCACGCACGCAGCAAGTGCAGGCAGCGCAGCAAGGAACGGCCCAACGCACCCAGCAACAGACGGAAGCGGCAAAGTGGATCGCAGAGCACGAAACAAGCGAGCGATTCCAACTAGCCGTGCTGGACTACGCCAACCAGAATCAGATGCAAGTTGAAGAAGTCAAGGCGCGACTCTTTGAAGTCGTCACCAAGGTTAATGCCCAAACACAAGCAGCGCGGGCGGAAGGCGTTCAGCCAGCAACCGTGCCGGCAGACAGTTCGGTAGTGGGCTACGAACCTGCAGGACGCGCACCTGCTGGGGAATCCTATGTCCGCTAACCCCTTCGCCGATTTGCCTTTGAGCCAAGCAGAGCGCCGCAATGAAATTTGGCTGAAAGTGATTGCTTATTTAGAAGGCAAAGTTAGTAGACTCCGTATTGAGAACGAAAGTTTTACGCTGACTGAAGATGAAACGCGCACGATCCGTGCGCAGATCGCAGTCTGCAAACAGATTCTTGCCGCAGGGAATATCCCTGGACAGGATGATGTAGCCGTCGAGGTCATTGGCTCCGATGGCGTCCCGTTGCCCCGTGAGGGCGACAACAATTGGAGTGCATGAAGATGACCATGGGAACCGAAGGCGCAACTACCGCCACCACTGCTGATGACCAGAATGACGCAACCACGCCTGAAGTGGACGAATCGGCGCAAGCCCGTATCGCCGCACAACAGGAAGAGGATGCGGGATTTGCTGCTGGCTATGCTGGTGTGAACGCGCCTGAAGACGGTGATGCTGGTAGCACGAGTGCTGCTGCGGATCCGGAACCCGAGCCTGAGCCGTTGTTCGGTGGCTTCACCGCTGCCGAACTGAAGGAAGCTGTCGAGGCAGCCAAGGAACTGCAGGCCATCAAGAAAGCGCAAGACCGTCTGAACGGAACTGTTGGATCGTACAAGCAGCAACTCGATCAGTTGCGCGCCCAGCCCGCACCAAAGCCCACGGCATTGACTGCTGAGTCTTTCAAGACTCTCGCGGCCGATTACCCGGACCTTGCTGCATCGCTGGCCGCTGACCTGAGCGGGATGACGTTTGGCGGTACGCAGACCGACCCAGCCGAGATTGAGCGCGTGACGAACGAGCGTGTGACTGCTGCATTGGCCGAGGCCGACCAGAAGAACACCGCAAAGTTTCTCAGCATCCTGCACCCTGACTGGAAAGAGCAGCTTGCCCGTCCCGAGTGGAAGGCATACCAAGAATCGCTGCCTGCCGATACCCGCCAGCAACTCAACGACAGTTGGGACGCTTTCGAGATTGGCTCGCATATCCGCGCATTCAAGGAAGCCGAAGCCGCTGCCGCTGCGAAAGCGACGAGCAAGGTGACCAAGCTCACAAAGGCCGTAACGCCGCAAGGTGTCCCGGTGCAACGCGGACCCGCCACCATGTCCGAAGAACAGGCAATGAGCGCTGGCTTCAAGTCAGCACGCGGCGCCTAAACCCGACAAGCCCAAGAGGAACCACAAATGACCGTCGCATCTTTTAACAACATCCCGCAGCGGATCGGCAAGTTCAAGGGTGAAATCATCGCCCACGCCGAACCCGTTTCGATCCTGACCAAGGCTGGTGCCAAGCAGTACCAGATCCCGAAGAACTCCAGCAAGGTCATCATCTTCCGCCGCTGGCTGCCCTACGGTGGCGTGGACAACCGCTGGGTCACCAACGCCAACGTTGACACCTACGCGACCAACCACCTGACCGTCGAAGGCGTCACGCCGACCGCCGAATCCATCGTGCCCGTGGACGTGCAAGCCACGCTCAACCAGTACGCCTGCCTGTACGCTGTCACCGACCAGATCGTTGACCTGCTGGAAGACGACGTGCCCGCCGAGATGAAGAAGCAAGTGGGCGAGCGCATTGGCCTGCTGCGCGAAATGGTTGCGTTCGGCGTGCTCAAGGGCGCCACCAACCGCTTCTACGCTGGCGGCACTTCGCGCGCTACCGTGGCTGCATCTCTGACCCTGACGCTGCTGCGCCGTGTGGTGAAGAACCTCAAGGCCAACCACGCCAAGATGTCCACCTCGATCCTGAATCCGGGCGTCGCGTTCGGTACTTCTTCGGTCGAAGCGGCTTATCTGGTGTTCGGTTCGACCGACATGGAACCCGCCATCCGCGATCTGCCGGGCTTCATCCCGACTGCTGACTACGGTTCGCGCCGCACCATCAGTGACTACGAGATCGGCTCGGTCGAGTCCTTCCGCTTCATCCTGTCGCCCGAACTCGTCGGCTACGCGGATGCTGGCGCTGCTGTCGGCACCACCGGCCTGTTCAGCACCACCGGCACCAACGTCGATGTGTACCCGCTGTTGGTGGTTGCCGAAGACGCATGGGCTACCGTGGCTCTGCGTGGTTCGCAATCGCTGGACGTGACCTGGATTCCTCCGGGTCAGAAGGACAAGAACGATCCGCTGGGCCAACGTGGCTTCGTGGGCGCCAAGACCTACATGACGGCGCTGATCCTGAACCAAGGCTGGATGGCAGTGGTCGAAGCCGGCACCCCGTCGCTGGCCTAATTGATTGGCCTGGGTGAATAGCTCGGGCCAATCCTAAAAGGAACCAACCATGGCAACCGGACCGACCACCTATTTCCGCATCATCGACTTGGACAAGATGTCTGAGAAGCATGATGCGCACCTGCTCCGCACGCTGCTGTTTCAGTTGCTGGTGGACATGCAGAACATTGCAACGAAGCTTGACGGAGAATCCACACTCACAAATAAAAATTATGTGAGCGGAGTTCTGACTAAGTTCCGCTAAAAGGAAAGCTCGTGTACTACTGTTATCTGTGCAAATGCGAAAAGGATGCCTCGGAGTTTTCTCTTGGGCAAATAATCAACCCGACCGCAGGAACGTGCAGCAGGATTTACCGAAAATGCAAGGCATGCAAAAATGCAGAGTCACGGGCTTACAGTGCACGGAACAAGGATGTTATTGCAGCGAGGATGAAAAAATATCATCAAGCGTTTCCAGCAAGAGTGAACCACCAAACTGCGAAATATCGCATAAAACGGCTGGCTCGCCTTGTGCCTTGGGCTAACGAGTTCTTTATCTCGGAAGCCTATGATCTGGCCATCCTTCGAGAGAAGGCGACTGGGTTCAAATGGGAAGTTGATCACATCATTCCTATCACACACAAACTTGTGTGTGGCTTGCACGTCGAGAACAACCTTCAGGTGATACCTGCTACGGAAAATATCCGGAAGCGCAATCGTTTTGAAATCATTTAGGAGAAATAATCATGGCAGCTAACGTGACGGGTTACGTTCACACCCAGCCCACCCCGCAAACCACCGAGTCCATTCAGGGCCGCGTGGTCTATGACGCCACCGCCATCGTGGCGACCGACTACACCGAACTGCCGCTCGGCTTCGAGCCTGACGTGTTCGAGTGGCACAACCTTACCGATCTGACCTACTTCAAGTGGATTCGCGGCATGGCCGATGGCACTGCTCTGAAGACGGCAGCCAACGGCACCACCACGCTGATCGCCGCTCCCAACGGCTTCTCGTTCCCGGGCAACCGCTCGGTGCGCGTGTCGCAAAATGCGACCACTGCCGCCATTGCTGCGTCCAAGGTCACGGCATACAAGGCTGCGGCCAACTAAACGCACCCGCAGTGCCTTTTCCCCGGGCTTCGGCTCGGGGTCTTTTTGAACCTCATTCATCAAGGAGCCCATCATGGCAACCAAGAAAGAAACCCAAGACGCGCAAGACGCACTCGTTCTCGCTGCACTGCCGCAAGCCGGCGAAGCAGAAGTGAAACCTGTCGGCGACGTGCCGGCAGAAAAGCCGCCCACCAAGTCCCCTGAACTGCAAGCCTTCGTGGAGCAGAAGCAGGCCGAGAACACCGAAGGCGGCGGTCCTGCCCTGGCGCTGGGCCTCGTGCCCGAAGGCACCAACACCCTGATCGCATCGGGTGATGCTGGCACCGACGAAGGCTCGGCCAGCTAAGCAACCATGGCCCGCTTCGGCGGGTCTTTCTTCAACACAACAAGGAATCAAGATGGCACGCGGAACACCAGACAATCAAGGCCCGGTCAAGGCACCGGCATACCTGCAAGGCAATGGCGCCAGCGACACGCGCGACATGCAGACAGAGCGCACGACTTCCATGCATCTGCCGCCCACCGGCAACGTGGAAGACATCGACCGCACCGACCTGAGCGATATGAACGTCATGCAGGACAACGATGCTACCCGCGACCATGCGGCAGAGCTTGCCTTCAATGAGCAGATCCTGATGGTCACTGTCGCCGAGAGCAACGACCCCGGCGCGGAGCCTGTCGTGCAAGTCGGCGTCAATGGCGTGAACCAGTTCTTCCCGCGCGGCGTGCCCGTGAAGTGCCGACGCAAATACGTCGAAAGCCTCGCACGTGCCAAGCCTCAGACCATCACCACGTCGGACCCGCAAAGCATGAACGGCAGCGGTGACCAGTACCGCGTGCAACGACGTTCCGCCTTGCTGTATCCCTTCTCGGTCAACTACGATCCGGCCGGGATCAAGGGCGCGGAGTGGCTGCAGAAAATCCTGATGCAAGGCTGAGTCGTGAACCTGCTGAGCCTATGCCAAGCTGCCCAACGAGAAATGGGCGTATCGGGTTCCGGCCCGGCCACCGCAGTGAATGCCACTGGCTTTGCTGCCAAGGTGGTGGCATGGGTGCAGCAAGCGTCAAGTGAAATCCAAGGTAAGCATCCCACGTGGCGGTTCCTGTGGCGCCAGACCGATCTCGCCCTGACTCAGGGTAAGCAGGTCTATGCCCGGCAGGACTTCGGCCAGCCCAACATCAAGGTCTGGCGTGGAGATGGCTGCAACCTGTATCGCCCAATCGAAGGGCCAAATGCTCGCTACTGGCCTGCCTTCATGTCCTGGATGGACTACCAGTACCTGACGCGGCAGTACAGCGCGCAAGGCATGCCTCAGTACGTTGCGGAGCGGCCTGACCTGTCACTGTCGTTCTTCCCTGTGCCAGACGGCGATTACGTCTTTTCGGCTGAGTATTACGTTAAGCCAATTCCTCTGGTTAAGAACACCGACGTTCCGCTCATGCCCGAGGAATTCCACATGATCATCGCATGGCGTGCGGTGATGTTCTACGCTGGCAGCGATTCCGATCCGGGCTTGCTAGTGCATGCGGCCGCCCAGTACAGCACGCTCATGAGTGCAATGGAGATGGACCAACTTGACCCCATGGAAATGGCTGGGGCCGAAGTGTGACTACGCCCATCCAAGTTTCTTATTCGCCCCTCGGTGGCGGACTGGATGTCGCAAGTTCCGCGCTCCAGATTCAGCCCGGCTTCCTGACGCAATGTCTGAACGTTGAGTGCGCGTTCGGCGTGCAAGGCTACAGGCGGATCTTTGGGTATGAGCGCTTGGACGGTCAACCAGAACCGCATGATGCGGCCTATGTGATCCAAGCCTTCAGCAACGGAGTCACCGAGATTGAGGTAGGCGACATTGTGACCGGGCCTTCCAGCACGTCCGGTGAAGTAGTGCAGGTGGTCTTGCAAAGCGGTTCGTGGACCGCTGGAACTGCAGTTGGTTTTTTGGTGCTGGTCAATGCCATCAACGAATGGGCAATCGGCTACAACATCCAGGTCGGCGGTGTCACGTATGCCACGGCAGCGGACAACACGAATCCTGCGAACGTCACGGCACCTGACCATTACAGTTACCTGCGGCTGGCCCGCAATGCACGACGCGCGAAGATCAACAAGGTGCCCGGCTCTGGCGCGATACGTGGTGTGGCTATCTATGCCGGCAATGTGTACGCGGTGCGCGATGTTGCGGACGGCAGCACGGCTACCTTTTGGCGCTCTTCTGGCTCGGGTTGGACCGCAGTAACCACGGGACTAGCTCCGGGTGGACGGTATCGTTTCGTGGTAGCCAACTTCACGGGTGACTCAAAGACCTTAAAGCTTTTCGGAGTGAGCGGCAACGGTCGTTACTTCAGTTATGACGGAACCGACTTCATCTACGCAGCACCCATCTACGGCAGCGAGGCGACCAGCAACACGAGCAACACCATCGGGACAGGCAACAAGTCCTTCACGATCACCAATCCCACGCGGAGTTGGCAGGTGGGAGACACCCTGACGGTGCGTGATCGGACGAACTACGGCAACAGCATGACGGGCACGGTGAGCAGCTACGCCGACCCGACCGTCATGATCAACGTCACGGCTTTCACCGGAAGCGGCACCAGTTCTGCATGGGAAATTGCCAACGCCGACTTCAGCGATAGGCCGTTTGATCTGTTGGCGCACAAGAACCATATGTTTCTTGCCTATCCACGTGGGCAACTGCAAACATCGAACCTTGGCGACCCCATGACTTTCACCACCACTGCCGCACTGTTCGGCTTTGGTGATGAGATAACCGGGCTGGCAAGCCTCAAGGGTTCATCGCTTGCTGTGTTTTGCCGCAGTCGCATCACGACGATCACGGGCAGCAGCGCCGTGGATTGGGGGCAGGAGCCTTACACCGAGTCTGCTGGCGCCATCTTCGGAACGGTCACAGAATCAGGCGGTAACGCTTACTTCGTGGACGAGCGTGGCGTGACCAGTCTGCAAGGCACTCAAGCCTACGGTTCCTTTGAACCCTCATTCTTCTCCAAGAACGTCAAGCCGATTCTGAAGGCAATGATTCCGAACGTGATCGGCGCACGCATCACACGAGAAAGCTATCAGTACCGCGTCTATACCGGCGATGGGCAGGTTTTGAACTTCGCCCTTATGACGCCCAACTCTGCGGTGAGACCCAAGGATGTAGCCGTAACGCAGCAACAGTACTTGCACAACCCGACATGCTTCGCCGAGGGCAATTTCAACTTCGAGGATGACTGCATGGTCTTCGGCACAGACGATGGCTACGTCATGCGGGAGTCTGTGGGCACTTCCTTCGATGGCGCGGAGATTGAAGCAGTGATGCGGTTGCCGTTCGATCACTTCAAGTCGCCAGCCAACAACAAGCGCTTCTACAAACTCCAGTTGGAGATTGAGTCTCAGGATGCTTGGGTCATTCGCTTCATGCAACTGTTCGACTACGAAGACGGACGCTATGACCCCAACATCCAGCAAGACGGCGAACTGCTACCCGTGGGCGCCTTGTGGAACGTGGAGAACTGGAACGAATTCTTTTGGGGATCGGCAACGGTTTCTCAGGTAGAGGCACAGATTGATGGGGTGGGCCGGAACATGGCGAACCTGTATTGGTGCAGCAGCGATGTGTTCGATCCTTTCATCTTGCAGGGTTTGCTTGTCTCTTATTCCGTCCGTGGCCTGCGCCGCTGATAAAACAAACCAAGGGAAAAAATGAATCCGTTCTTCGACTGGGCCAACAGCCTAAATAGATTTACGCGCTATACACAGGCAAGGGCTGAAGCGCTCAATGCCGCCTTGGATGAAGTCAGTTCTGGCTTCGATGAAATCGCCCTCAATCTTTCGAGTCAAACAGTTTCTGCTCTCCGAGTGGGCGCAAACGAATACGTCGGCGCACTGCCCGACGCAGCGACACGAGCGAACAAACTGCTGACCTTCGACGGCAACGGGCAGCCCACCGTCGCATTACCAGCAGCCGGGTCGGCAACAGCGCTGTCCCTGCTGCTCGCATCTTCAGTGGGCGCAACGCAGATCGGCTCAATTGCATCCGATCTGGCAAACACCTATGCCCAGATGCTGGACCAACGCCTGCGCCCCATGGTGAGCGTCCTGCAGTTCCTGACTCCTACTGAGCGATCTGCGGTGCTGTCTGGCAACTGGGCGGGTGTAGGTGATTGTTCGGCATCTCTCCAGAAGGCCATCAATTCCGGTGAATCGCTGGACTTCCACCGTCTGATCTACCGCGCGCACGGCCTGCAGTTCTACTACGGCGACTTGGGCAGCGAATCCGCTCGCTTTTACCATGGCCGAGGTGCCATCATCCGTGGTCCAGGCGGCACCGGAAACCCGTACATCATTGACGTGGCCGGGCAGAACATGACTTTCGAGGGGCTGGAGCTTCAAGGCTTGGGCACTCATGACACAAGCTACGCCTGCCTGCGTCGCGTCCACACCCGCAGCAACGCCGTGAGTCTGGACAAGGTGTCTTTCCTGAACTTCACCCAGCGTCAGAACTGGAAGTCCACGATTTACGGACTGGGCACCGACACGGCGGCGAAAGTCTCAGAAGTGTTCCACATCAACTGCCAAGAGTTGCAGTGCGAGCAAATCATTGACGTGCAGGGCGCAAACCTCGTGGACTATGTTGCTGTCGGAGGTTACTACTCGCCGGCCGCACGCAGCGATGGCGATGCCAACAGCAGTTCGCTTATCAAGCTGGGCCACGGTCAAGCAACCTTCATCGGTGCCGAGGTGGTGTCCACCAGCCTGAACGGCAACGCTTCATCTGGTTGGCTGGGCTACATACCTGACGGCGCAACCGAATCTAAGCTGACGTTTACCGGTTGCCTCATGGAAGCCAAGCAAGGCTTCAACATCGGCAGCAACTGCACGAACGCCGAGATCCGTGTCAACGGCATGGCCAACGGCTATTGGGGATGGCTCTACAACGCCACAGCGCTGTTCAATGTGGGTAACGGCAGCACTGGCGGCGTGTATCTGGATAACGCCCGTTTCGTGCATTCCTATGGACATGAACCTCTTGCATTCAGTGCCTCCGGTAGCCCTGCATTCGAGTTCGTCATGGACGAGGGAAGCCGTCTGAGCAGCACGCTCAACCCCAACATTGACGTGATGACCAAGGTCATTGGCGGCAAGTTCAACTTCCCATCGATGGAAGTGGCGATGCTTTCTGGTCGCACCAGCAATTCCACTGCAATAAGCGCGGTGGGTACCGTCAAATTTGCGCTAGACCGAATCTCTGCCAAGTACAGCACGCACCGCTTCAAGGGTTTGGTTTCGGACAGCATCATCACGATTCCGCCAGAGGGATTGAGCGATGCCGTGATTGAGTGCCTGGCAGACGTTGATCAAGCCACGACGCCCATTCGACCGACACGCCACACCAGCCTGCTTTGCAACGTGACCAACGGGTCTAAATCCGTGTCGGTCGCTACGGATCAGTACAAAGGCGGCGATCTGTACGAACGTGGTTTGGCGCCTAACGCCAGGGTGTTCATGCCCAATGGCACTTCGGTTGGTGTGGTCGGAACCGCGAACTTCGACAACAACGTCTTTGAGCTTTCGGCCAACTATCCCGGAGCAACGGCACAACTCATTTTGACCTTTGAGATCGACCTGATCCCCATTGTCAAAGGGATAAAACAGACAATAGCACTAGGCGACCTGTGGCCCGGCGATAAGCTGCGGCTGACGATCAATCCACCGAGTGCAGTGACGGACACCAATCTTTCCTACCAACGCCTGAGACTTCTGGGAAAATCAAGGATGACTTCGATGACTCTGAACGGCGGCGTCTAATGGCTTACACCAACCCCTATCTTGCGGCGAACAAAGATGTTGCTGCTGCATATTCAGCCAACGGACAGAACATGTCCGAAGACCAGTATGCGCAGTGGCATTACCAGAACTACGGCCAGAAAGAAGGCCGAACCTCCTATGCTGCCGCTCCTGCTGCTGCCACGGTAACGCCGGCTGCCTCCCCTGTAGCCGGCAGCACGGCACCCACTGGCACTGGCTTGTTGGCCCAGACGGCTGCGGCTACTGCTGCTGCAACGCCGACTGCCAACACGACAGGTACGACAACTACAGGCACCACCAGTGCAAACGTGTTGCCTGCTGACGCCACCACCGAAGGCCGAATCAACAACCTTCTGTCCACCGACACCAACGGCAACTACACGAATCAGGTCGTTCGTCAGGCTGTGGACCGTGCCAACCAAACCTTCGCTGGACGAGGCTTACTCAACAGCAGCATGGCGGCTCAGGCTGGGCAAGAGGCGGCTATTTCTCAGGCGTCCGGCATTGCGTCTAGCGACGCCGCTGCTCAAGCCACTCTCAATGCGAAGACCACCGAGACCACGGAAACGCTGCGTCAGAACTACCTTGCTGCGGCTCAAAGCGTGAGCGCTGCATACCAGTCAAACGTGGCTGCGATCAATACCGCGAACATGAGTCCCGAGGACAAGACCGTTGCCATCGCACAAGCAGCGGCTGCGCGCGACGGCGAAATGGCGTACACCAACAACCTCTATAACGCTCAGCCCAACTGGCAAAGTGCATGGCTTGCGGCTGCTGCAACGACAGGAACTACGCCAGTCAGCGCCATCACGAACACCGACACCCTGTCGAATATCGTCAACGATCCTGCACGAAGCGCTGCCGACCGGGCTGCTGCTGCGGCTCAGCTTGCGGGCATTCAGTCGGGCGCAGTCACTGCCGCACCGACGCCAGCCCAGCAGCAAGCCGCCGCTGTGCAGCAAACAGAAGAACAGAAAGCGGCTCTTGATGCGTGGTATGCCAACCAGGGTAGCGGTTGATGGATCACCTCGATGCTTTCTACGATGTGATGCTGGCCTGCGGCATGAAGCCACCTCCGCGCCAAGAGTGGATGGCCTACGCCAGAATCAACGCCGATCTTTGGCCCATCGTCCGAGAGGGCAAATTCATTGGCGGTATCTTCTTCAAGGGGCACACGATTCATATCGCTGTACTTCCCGAGTGGCATCGGCGCTGGGTGACGAAATCCATCCTGCGCGCCTTCAAAGAAGGCTGGCAGCATGACGTAAAAATATACGCTGCCCCAGAGAAATCTAACACTGAAGCAATTGCGTTTATTCGTCGTCTCGGTTTTAAGTACGAGTGCAGCGAAGATAATCAAGAAGTCTATTTCAAGGAGCCGACATGCCGCCCGCAATCATTACCGCTGTAGCCATCGGGGCTGCTGTTGGCGCAGTTGGCGCCGCAATCAAGGGTGGAAACATCTTCAAGGGGGCGCTCATAGGCGGTGTGCTCGGAGGCGTGACCGCTGGACTCGGTGCTGCCATCAGTGCGTCTTCTGCTGCTGCAAGCGGTGGCACGGCTGGAGCGGTGGCCGCTGGGGCTGACACTGCGGCTTTGGGTGCGACCGCTGCTGGTACGGCTACGGACGTGGCTGGCACTGTTGCTGGCGATGCTGCTGTAGGTGCGGCTGATGCTGCTGCTAGCGGCGCTGGTGGTCTTGCTGACGCGGCGGGAACGGTGGGCGCAGCTGGGGCAGATGCTGCCGGCGCTGCTGCCGGCCTTGCACCAGACGCCATGGGCACTGGACTGCTGGCACAAAGCGCAGGAGATACCACGCTCGGGGGCGCCGTCAGTGCAGGAGGCGCGCAAGGTGCTACGGCTGCTGGCGATACTTCGCTGCTCAGCAAGGCCACGCTGGACGGGACCAATGCATTCGGTGCGAACTCGGTTGCTGGCGCCTATCAATTGCCTCAGAACACGGGTTTCCTGTCCAATCTGCAGACCGCTGGATCTGACCTGCTTTCCAGCAAGGGACTGCTCTCCAGCAAGAACCTGCTCGACGTGGGAGGCAAGGTTCTGTCGGGTGTGGCGCAGGGTGCGAACCAGCAGAAATTGATTGATGCACGCACGGCGGCAGAACAGCGGGCCATTGCCAACGCAAGGTTCGGCGTAAACGGATCGCGCTACAACACCGGCCTGATCAACTCCAGCTACCGCTAAGGAACCACATGGCAACCCAATCTCTCCAGAACTCGCCCGGTCTTGTGGGCAGCGCCATGGCTCAACAGGCAATGCCGCCTGCTCCTGCGCCTGCCGGGGTGAGCGATCCAGCACAAGGGGTTGATGGGCAGCCGCTGACTGCTGACCAGCAAAAGGCCTATGACATCATGGTCAAGCAGGCAGTTGGCTTCCTGCTGCAAGACCAGCACATGAAGGCAATCATTGACTCGGCGAGCGCTGGCAATGATCCGGTGGGCGCAACGGTACGCGCGTTGATGCCCCTCATGCAGAGCATCTACCAAGCCGCATCCCAAGCCGGCGCCAAGGTGGACATGGTGACTGTGCTGGCAGCCAGCATAGAGGTGATTGCCAACATCGCCGAAATGCTGGCGACGGCTGGCGTGATCACCAAAGAAGAGATTCCGCAGTTCTCGCAGAAGGTTGCAAAGGCTGCGGTACAGCAACACAACGCAGGCGTGGCAGGCCAGCAAGGGGCAGCGTAAATGGCAAGCTTCGGCTTTCTCGGTGCAATCGGTGGACTCGGCCAAGGCTTGTCTGCCGTGGGCGAGGACATTCGCAAGAACGAAAACGCGGATGCCAACCTGGGCCGTGAGCAGGCTTTGGCCGCGTGGCGACAGCAGACGGCTCAGGCCTACAAGATCGCAGATGAGCAGCGCGCACAGGCGCCGTTGAATCGCCTGAGTGCCGCTGCACAGGCCAAGGCCGCTGAAGACGTTCCGCTGGAATCTGCGCCGGTCAAGACGCTGGCACCAGATGCCACGCTCAAGACTGGCGGGCTGTCTGGCAACTATGACGCGCTAGTCGCACAGGCGCGGTCTCTGCCCGAAGCCGACCGTGCTCCATACCTCGCACAACTCCAGCAGCAACGCGACCGCTCGCAGGCCGACGCCGATGCGGCAGTGGTCGGCAAGACTCGCAAGCGCACGTCCGATGAGTCTTTCGGCGCTGCTATGGACGAAGCGAAACTCAAAGATCCGCAGGCCTACATTGCCGGCAAGGCTTTGATTACCAGCAAGAATCAAGTGGTGCCAGCAGGCTCTACTGTGATTAGACCTGACGGCACGGTTCTGTTTGATGGCTCTGCTGCGGTGGATGCTAAAGAAGATCGGCGTGACGCTCGGCAACGTGAAGCGGATTTAGCCCGAGATGCTCGGCAACAGGTGTTCATAGAAGCGCAAGAAAAGCGAGCCGCCATCATTAACGGCGTGCGTGGCGGCATAAGTCCGCAAGAGCGGATCGGGTACATGGGTCTATTCAATGCGGCTGACAGGCAAGTAACGGGCTTACGCAAAGACATTAACGAATTGAAGGCCAAACCCCTCTATCAGATCGCAAAGCCCGGCAGCAAAGAGCAAAACGAATTGGATGCTCTCGATGCCCAACTTCAAGCCGCGCAGCAAGAACGTGACGTTTTCAAAGACCTCACGCTCAAGACACTCGGAGGGGATGTGACTCTGCGACCAGCGAGCGCAGACTCGAAACCAGCCCCAGCATCTCCGCCAGCAAGCGATAATCGTGCACCCAAGGCCCCCCGGCCTCCCCTGTCTTCATTCATGAGGTAGACCCGTGGCATTTGACGTAGAAGGCGCTCGCAAGGCCGGTTATTCGGAAGGCGAGATCGCCGGCTACTTGGGTGAGCAATCCAAGTTTGACGTTGCTGGCGCCCTCAAGTCTGGCTACACAGAATCTGAAGTCGTATCGTTCCTCAACGATGCACAAGCCAAGGCGCCCACACCCGCGCCTATGGTCGGCCCGCAAGACCTGACAAAGCCAGCGGGCGTGATGCGCCAAGACATTGCGCGCACCAATGCTGCGCCGCCGCCTTCGGGAAGCGTGCTTGAAGGCAAGATTCTTCCCGAACCAGCATTCGACCCGCAGGAAGCCACTGCGCTTGAGCGCCGCTCCTATGCTGACGCAAACCCCCTGCTGAACGATCCGCGCAATGCGGCGCCTTCCATTCGGCAAGGTCAAGGCATCCAGGCCGATACGAACCTTGATGCTGGCGCCCGCCTGAACGATGCGCCCTTCCCTGTCCGTGCACTGTCGAAGGCCGTCACGAGCGGCGTGCAAGGACTGGGCGGCGGTGTGCGCGCAGTAGGCGATGCGACAGGGCTTGATGCCGTCTCGCGCTTTGGTGCTGCCGCTGCCAAGGGCGCAGGTCAATTCGAGGCGGGTGTGGGCGAAGCGCCTGCTCTGCAAGACTTCGGGCCTAAGAGCCCCGTTCCGTACCTTCGCACTCAGGCAGAAGGCGCCGCATCGTCGCTGGGTCAGGCTGTCGCGCTCGGTGGTGCTGTCGGATCCAAGGCTGTAATCCCCGCGCTGTCGCTGCTCACTGCCGGGCAGGAGTACAACAACGGGCGTGAGGCTGGGCTGTCGCCTGCTGCTGCCATTGCACGCGCGGCGCCGATGGGCGCATTCGAGGCAGTCGGCGAGAAGTTTGCAGGCTTCGACAAGGTGACTCAAGCACTGGGTACGCTTATGAAGTCGGCTGCCAGCACGCAAGCCAAGCGCAGCGCTAGCGAAGTTCTCATCAATGCCGGCATCCGCGAAGTGCCCGGCGAAGTGGCAACCTACCTCGGCCAGACCGGCGTAGACCTGCTGCCCGGTATTGGCATCAACCAGAACCTGACCGTCAGCCAGTTCCTCGACGGCCTGCGCGATACGGTTGTGCAGAGCGGCTTGATGGGTGGCGCTGTCGGTGCGGGTGGTTTGGCAGTACGCAACAGTGCTGGCCCGTCCATGCCGACTGCTGCCGACATGATGCGAGACCGTGGCTTTATGGCGCCTACTCGACCTGTTGTTCAGCCTGCCGCCATTGGTCAAGCAACCACAGTTGACGACGCAATCGGCCTTGCCACGGCAGCGTTGGATATTGACCCTACTCCCGTATCAAACAATAAGGTGGAAGCCACTGCCACCTTATCTCGGTCACCAGTGGATTCCGCTATTTCTGCTGCGGACCGAATCCTGCAAATTGAAGGCGCAGCAACACCTACAGCAGAAGCG